GTTCGTCGCGGCTTGCCTTAGAATGTCTGCAACTGCCACGTCTGCGCCAGATTCCGTTACCCCTTGGAATGGTGCGGTAATTGGCCGAGCCACGCCACGGGCTATTGGACTGGTTGCGCCTCCGGCAATGTTTCCGATGATTCCTGCTGCGATCTGAGCGCGACGGCTTCCGCCAGCCTCTTTGGTCACCTCAGAAGCTCCAGAACCAAGCGCCGAGCCGACGATCTGAGCTCTAGGCTGGGCCGACAAGCCCGCGCCAATGGCGCGGGCCACTCCAGGAGCTTTGGTTAGAGCTTGTCGCCCGATTCCAAGTAGGCCGCCAGTGCCGCTAACTGCGCTGGTGATATTCCCTGCGACCCGCTCAGTGGCCGTTTCCGGGCTTGGCAGGCCAAGCCTGTCCGCGATGTTGCCAGCGGCCTCGCGCGCGCCTGCGGTGCGGATGGGCTGCGGCTTCTGTCCAGACACGAGCCCGCTCACCGTTTGCTGTGGCGGCGAGATGGCGTTGCGAATCTCGTCAAGCCCATAGGTGAACGGGTCCGACACGATGCCGATGGTGCTGCCGATGCCTTCGAGAACCGCGCGGCCGCCGAGCCCGAAGGACCGGCCAAGTTCGTTGGCTCCCGCCTGAGCAATGTCCGCAAACGACCGTGGTTCTTGATAGCTGCTGCTGCCAGTCTCAACGTCACCGAACGTCGCCTGTACGCCGGGGATGTCGGTAATCGGCGCGGCTTGGGCCTTGGCGAGCGCGTCGGATTGCTCAAGTTCGAGCCCCGGCGGAAGTGGCGGCATGGCACTCGCCGACATGACCGGCGCTGGCTGGGCGTCATCAAGTACGAAGCCGGGAGGAAGCGGGGGCGTGCTCATCCTGCCGGCACCCATTGGCCGTTACGCAGCTCGAGGACTTGGCCGGTCTGCGGGTTGCGGGCGCGCTGGATGGACGGCTGTTCAGGCGCATTCGACTGCTGGCCCTGCGAGGCATTGAGGATAGCGCGATCACGGCCGCCCGACACGATCCGCTTTAGGTCGGTAATCGAGTTCACGAACTCCTGCTCGCTCTGCGCCGCGTTGAGGCGGGCGATGGCATTGGTGGCCGCCTGCCCTTCCCGCTCGGTGATGGCGCCGCCGCCTCGCAAGCTCTGGAACGCCTGCAAGAACGCTTGGCCCTTGATCTGATCCATCAACACGTTGAAGTCGTAGGCGTCAGTCCCTGGGACTCGGTTCAATGGGTTGGCGGAACTCAGGCCCGTTGCGGCGCCTCGGCCCGGATGATTTAGCACACGGTCGAGCAAGCCCACCGTTTCATCGGCCCCGGCGATCACTTGCGGCAACGCCGCCAGCGACTTCGCCTTGGCCTCGGCGGTTTCACGCGCGGTGGTCGTGGCCGTTTCACGCGCGGCCACCTGCTCCGTCATCTGCCCGTATGCGGCCAAGTCGGACGCATTGCGCGCGTCCGCCTCGGCGCGGGCCTTCTCGGCCGGCGTCTGCCCGCGGAACGGGCTCGGGCCGGACGCCTGAGCACCGCCCACCGGGATTGTGAAGTCCTGGCCGCGCGCCTCGGCCGCGAACGCAGCCTGCGCCGCGGCCTGTTCGTTGGGCGGGATCGCGCTGCCATCGTCGGTCGCGTACTGGACCTGCGTCATGCCCGGCTGGCCTTGATCCGGAGGCGCACCCAATGCCGACGATGGGCCGCCCAACTGCGCCGGCACATAGCCGCCGGTCCGCTTGTCAAACGTGTACTGGACTGGCGCACCATCCGGCCCGGTGACCGTGATGGTCTGCTGCGACATGCCGGCGTCGTTGCCACCGAGCACCTTTTGCGTGCCATCGGCCATGATCGCCACGCGCTGGCCTTGGGCGTCGATGTAGGTCGATTGCACTCGGCCTTGAGTGCCGCCGCTGCCAGCCAGCGCAATCTTGGCCTTCAATGCATCCCAGCCCGGCTCCATGTCGGCCGTCCATTCGGTCGGTGCGGGCTTGCCGGTCAACTGCGTGATGTACGGCGCGCCCTGCTGCAGCGCGGCATTCAGCGCGCGTAGGTCGCCGGTCTGCTGCGCGGTCGCCCGGGCCTTGTCGATGTAGTCCACGAACCCCTTGAACCGGAGCACCTGGCTGTCGCCGGCTTGCTGGAACTGCCCGGCCGCCTCGGGATTGATCGCCGCGGCCTGGCTGAATGCCGCCGGATCGCCCGCGATGATCTGCGGCGCGAGGTTGCGCACCTGCTGGCGGTCCTGTTCGGCCATGCGCTGCTGACGCTGCTGCTGGCCGAACTGCAAGCCCTGTTGCACGGCGCCGAGAATGTTCGGCTTGTCGATGGCCGCGTTTACGTCGTAGATGTTCGCCATTAGCCGCGCCCTCGCTGCTTTCCAAGATATCGGCCCTGGCTGTCTTGGCCTAGGCTGCCATACCAATCGCCGAACGCGCCAGCACCCTGCTGCAGCGCATTGCCCCATTGGTTCGCGGTGTTGGCATAACTCGACGCTCTAGCGGCCCCGGCGTTCTGCAGGTTCTGGCCGATGTTGCCGGCCAGGTTCGCGCCGAGCGCGCCCAAGTTCTGAGCCGTCGACACGCCCTGCCCGGTCTGCCCGGCAAGCCGGTTCCAGTAGTTGTTCGCGTTCTGCGTCGCCAAGCCGCTCGCCAGCGCGATGCGGTCGGCGTCGGCGCCGCCGCCCATGAAGCCGCCTCGGGCCGCCGCGCCACGCTCCTGGCCCTGCAAGGCTTGATCGCGGGCGAACAGGTAATCAGACGAGTTCTCGAACCCCGACGTATCACCTGTGAGGAAGGCTTCTTGCCGGGTCAGCGCACCTTGGGCCGCCTGCAGGAACGGCAGCTGATCCTGCCGCGTGAGGTCGTATTGCCGGCGCTCCTCCGCGGTCGCGGCGTTGGCCGCCTGCGTCTGCGCGTTGGCGCCCTTTTCGCCCGCCTGTGAACCGAGATAGCCACTGACCAGCGTGGCCCCGGCGACGGCAACAAAGCCCCAGGTCATGCGAATACTCCTTGCAGTTCGTCCGCAAATTCCGGCAGTTGGTGAGCCTCGTGCGCAATGGCGGGCTCGGGAACGATCACGTAGTCCTCGATCGCGTCGAGGTCGTGCGTGTCTGTGGGGTTGAGGTGCACCGTGAAAAACAGGCAATCGGTATGCGTGTGCAACGCACGCTTGGCGTTGGCCTGCGAAATCCAGATGTGCGGGGCGCGGATGCGCTGCATCCCCTTGTCCGTGTTGATGGTGGCCTCGCCCGATATCAACATCGTGATGTGCTGGTGCCGGTGAATCTTTCCGACCACGTAGCTGTCCGTAGGAATCGGCAGGGCCCGCCCGTACATGCCTGGCGCAAAGTAATGCTCGGGCTGCAGGTCGATCTGCGGATACTTCGCAAGCTCCTCCTGCATCCGCTGCAATGCGGGAAGGCTGGGCTGGCGTGGTGCCGTGGCCCACGAGTATTCCAGCACCGTGACCGGCTGGCTGGACGGCTCAGACTCTTTCAGCATGACGACACCTCATGGTTTACGCGGGGCGTCATCCGACCGTCCCTTGAATGGCGGCCACCGCGCCCAACATGTCGCGGCGTCGCGGGCTGGAACAACTAATGGTGAGCGTGCGGGTGTAGAACGAACCCAAGCGGGTGAACACGACGCGGACGCCGTATTGACCCACCTCACCGATGGATTCGGCCTGCCACTCGGACAGGTTGTGGCTGCCGTCGTCGGAATATCGAAGGCGAACGGTGGCGTCGCTCATGGGCTCTCCTGAATCTGCGCGACCGTCGATAACGGGCGCGCCGTCATCGTCGCTTGTGTCCATGTATCGCCATCAAAGCTGGTGTACAGGGCGCCGTTACCACCCCCGGTCGGCGTAGTCACTGCGACGAAGTTAGCGCCGTTCCAGACCAGTTGCCTCACCCAATGCGCCAGCGTTGTGGCCGCGACTCGGAAGCCGTTTCCATCGCCGTTGTCGTAGGCAATTCGGCCGTTGTCGGTGCCGATGACCTTGGTGGTGATGGCCGACGCATAGGCGAAGGCATTGACCGATATGGCACCGGTCAGCGTAGGAAGCGTTATCCCCACGGGACTGGCGCCGTGCGCCACTCTGATCAGTTTTGGCGTTGCGGTGGCCGTTTGTCTCCCGCCAAAGTAATAATTGGCGCCGTCCGTGCCGCTGGCGCCGCCGTTTGTTAGCAGCAATCCATGATTCACGCCGGCCACCCATGTGGCCCCTGAGTCGGCGGAGAAAAAGAGAGAATTGGAGAACTGACTGATGGTAGCGGCGCTGGCGGCGTCCGCGGTGAGTTCAGATATGTATTCTGACGTGACGCTGCCGCTAGTTATGAGAGTGTAGTTAGCTCCTAGATCCGAACTTCTGTAAACACCCGCATTCCGTCCGGAAATAAGCACTATCCCGCTGAGATAGCACTCCTCGGGGCCGGCAACGACGTTCGCCGACGACAGCGACCACGAAGCGCCCGTGGCTGAATGTGCGGCGCGGGTAGCGCCGCCCAAGGTGTGGCCTATGTATGCGCCTGGAACCCCTTGCAGATAAATCGCATTGTTGGCATTACCGCCCGTGGCAATCGGCGCGGCGCTCCAATCAAGCCCGTCAGAACTTGGAATAATGACGGTACTCGCGCCACTGAATGCGGATAGGATCATGCTCATAACAATGGAAATCGAGTCCGTGATTTCGCTCCATAGGCCGTTGGAATCGGTCACGCGCACGACGTATTCAAACCCGCCCAGCTCGGTTGGTGTTCCGGTATCAATCAGGCCGTCGGCATCAATCGTGAGTCCGGGCGGTAACCCGCCTGATCTAATCGTTACTTCCAAAACTCCTGTCCCACCAGAAATAACGTATTGATAGCCGGCATATGAGGCGCCTAGACCGCCATTTGGCGCATCGCCCGTAATCGTCGGCGCGTCAGGCTGTACCGGAAACGCGACAGGAACCGTTTCGGCTTGCCCCACATCAAACAGCAGTTCAAGCCGCGGCATCAGTACGCGATTCTGGTTGTCATGAATCACGCCCGTGGTGCATTCGGAGATGAACTCCTGATCGCCTTCAAGGAAGTATTCCGGGTCGACATCCCACAGGCGGCCCGACTGAAAGTCGCCGGCAATCCATCGGTAGTTCCAGAACGTCATGGTGTTAGCGCGCCAGCGGCTCAGCCCATACGAGCCGCGGCGATGCCACAGGCGGGTGGAGGCGTCATAGCCCCAGGTCAGGCCGTCCGGGAACGTCCAGTACACGACCGTGTGCCCGGCCTGTTCCCACACGAATGCGAACGCCTGCGCCCAGTTGAGGCCGAGGATGGATTGCTCGATAGGGCGTGTGGAAATGCGCCGAGGTGAGTAGCCGTCCAGCGTGTAGAAACAGCCGTCGTCGCCCAGCCAAAAAACGGTGTTGTCGGTGGTGGCGATCGTGTAACGGCCGGCGCAGCCCTTGTCCATCGTGATTCGCTTGCTGCGGAACGGCTGCTGCGTCGCGCCCGTGTTCTCAAAGAACTCCGCGGTACGTTCGGAGAGCAGGAGTAATTCATTGTTGCTGACGGCCGAACCCACCAACAGGTCAGGCGACACCTCAGAGGTGAATCGGTCGAGCGTGTTGTAACTGAGCGCGTCTGAAAGGTCGCTGTGGAACGCGAAGCGCCGGGCCGGTTCAATCTGGATCAGGTAGCCATCAATGAAGTCGGCAGAGATGGCGCCCGGATAGCCCTCGTCGGTGATCCTGGTCAACGTGTCGTTGACGGTGTTGTATACGTAGCCCGACGAGCCGTTGACAATCAGGACTTCGTTGCCACCGGTGATCTGGTTGTGCGCGAACGCGACCCGGATCACGCCGGGGATGTTGCCGATCGGGATGGCAACACCGGTATTGCTGATCCGGTAAAGCATCGTGCCGATGACCGCGAACAGCCGGCCTTCGCAGTTGTAGGTGCCACGCACTACGCCCGTGCCCACTTCGACAAACGGCTTGAGCCCCGGCGGGGTCATGTACTTGGTGGGCGTTCGCGACCCTTCGACCTCGGCTTCGGTCGGAATCCAATTGAGCACGTCCTGCGCGGACCACGGTCGGGCGGTGTCGGCGTAGGAGCCCACGATCACGGGGATGGGCTGGGTCCGCACTTAGCCGTTCCAGACCGTCGAACGGAA